ATCCACGATGTTGCATCCTAACATTGTGCAGGATCTCCGCCATCATTTCGCTAATATCGAATCGCCACGAATTAAGAATTTACTCATGGCTGTGCTTGAACGCGCTATCCTAGATGCTCTCTCTCCACCAACAGACCTAATAAGCCAAGAAGCAAAGCAACGGGCACGCTTTTGGATTGCTGATATAGACACCGACTCTGATAACAAGGAGCCATTCAGCTTTGATTGGATATGTGAGGCTCTAGACATCAATCCTTACTCCCTGCGTATCGCCCTGACCAATGGTACGCTTGTAAGTACGCCCCTAAAGAAGTGGACGGGCAGAGGAAGACTAGGGTTTTTAACCTCAATGTACGAGTTAACGGAAATTGAAGAATTACAAGTTCTTAGACTCTAACTATCAATAAAAATACAATGCCGTTTGAGAAAGGAAAAACAGGGAATCCCAAAGGTAGGCCAAAGATAGATCCAGAAGTTAAGGAGCTATTCAAACCACACACAAAACTAGCACTTGAACGGCTGATATTCTGGGCTAAGTCTAACGACCCTAAGGCATCAGTCACGGCTAGTGTGCATATACTCGACAGAGCACACGGTAAGCCTGTTCAGTCTAATGAGATATCAGGAAAGGGTGGGGAACCTTTACAGGCTATTATTCAGTTTGTGACCAAGGAATGAACGAGCTATCAAGACTGATTCCACCACGTCCACGGGATGGATGGATAGCAGAGATTCGCTCATTGTTATTGATGACTTCATCCCAACTTGCTCGCCGTGTTGGTGTATCTCAAAGCGTAATTAGTAACCTACAGAAATCGGAGCGAGAAAAGACAATCACGCTGAAGTCACTAGAGAAAGTTGCCAATGCTCTTGAGTGCGAACTTGTTTATGTGCTGATACCCAAGAAGTAGGTGCCTGAATCAATAATCCAACTACCCCCACTACACGCTAAGCAGAAATTCGCCTTTGAATCGCCAGCGACAGAAATTCTTTACGGTGGAGCGACACGGGGTGGTAAGAGCCATTTCACGCGAATAGCCCTTATTTGGTGGTCCTCTATGGTGAAAGGACTCCAGTCGGACATATTCAGACTCGTAGAGGCCGACGTCATCAAGAACCACATGGAGGGACCAAACTCCTTTCCTGACCTTCTCAGCACTTGGGAAAGGGAAGGGCTAGTCAAAATCACACAGACGGCTATTAGGTTTCTATTCACAGGCTCTCAGATATCGTTGGAACATTGCGGCAGTGACGACGTGATGAAGAAACATCAGGGTATTCCTAAGCACGTGAGGGTATTCGATGAGGCTACCCAAATTGCAGAGAGGCGCATTAGATGGCTTAGAGCTTGGGTATCTATGCCTGAGGATATGAAAGACGCGCTACCTGATCAGCTTCGCGGTACTTATCCACACCTATCAGACGAACAGCTTAGGGAGTTTTTCCCACGCATTTACTACATCACAAATCCCATAGGCATATCAGCTGGATACTTCCGACGTAACTTCGTAAAGGCTATGCCACGCCTATCAATCGTTCGTGCACCTGATAACGATGGCGGACATCTCCGGCAATACATACCGGCAAAGGTAGAGGATAACCCATCCGAAGATGCTGAAGCGGTTAGGCGTCGTGTCTCCGGTCTAGGCGATGAAGCAATGTCTGATGCTCTCTTAAATGAGAACTGGGACGCTCCGACTGGTGACTTCTTCAAGGAGTTCAGAGAGGAGATACACGTCATCCCCGACCTGATACCTCCGGAGCATTGGACCAAGTGGAGGTCTTTCGACTGGGGACATACAGAACCGTTCGCGGTCCTCTGGCTGGCTGTGTCAGATGGTGAAGAATTCCTTGACCAACTAGGCAGACGTAGGTGGCTCAGGAAAGGTGCGGTTGTTGTCTATCGTGAATGGTATGGATGCAAGCCTGAAGCACCATCGGAAGGTCTAGGTTTATCTAACGTTGAAATAGCTCAAGGCATCGTGAAGAGGACACACGAAAAGCCCGGCTTCTCCACATGGCTCACCGTTACTGACTCACTACCGTTTCAAGCGCGTGGTGGTGTTCTTATGGCTGATGAGTTTAGAGATAATGGTGTAGCATTGATAAGGGGCAATACCGCAAGGATGATAGGATGGAAGCATGTTAAAGATTACCTTATTGGAGTGGACGACTATCCTATGCTTGGTATTTGTGAGTCTTGCGTTTATTTACGCGATTACCTCCCAGCCCTCCAGCGACACAAGGCTAACCCCGAGGATGCGGTGGAAAGCGGCGAAGCTACACATAGCACTGATACTTTGCGTCTGGGGCTTATGGTTCGCCCTTCTATACGTACGGCACCCGTAGCGCAACAGTCGAAGCCTGGTAGCATTACACCTGAAACTATAATCAAGCGATTAGAGCAGGGTAATAACGCTAGTGGCCTCAGCAGACGATAAGAAAGATAAGAAAGACGACGATACCGAGAAGTCGGACCGTAAAGGTAATATTGAATTTTGGCTTAAGTGGATATCGGCAGCTAAGAAGAAAGCACGCCAACACTGGGACGACTCAAGCGAAGCGTGGAAAGAATTTGAAGCAGGCGCACCAGACACGGGAGCTGAGTATAAGTCTAGAACCTACGATGATGAGCGTTCATATCCTATCTACTGGTCTAGTGCTGTTACTCTTAAGCCTGCTTTTTATTCTAGAACCCCAAACATTTATACTAAACGGCGGTTTGATATTAACGACCCTGTGGCTCTTACTGCTTCTCTTATTACTGAAAGATTAGGCGCCTACCTCTTAGAAAACTCAAACTTTGATGATGTGATGCGTGCTTCTGTGGATGACTTCATCCATGCGGGTAAAGCGACTATCCAAGTGGTGTATGACGCCGCCTTAGAACCCGTTAAGAAGAAGCTAAGCCCGCAGCCTAGAGAAGATGGGGAAAACGACTACTACAACGAAGACGGCACCACCTACGACGGCGAGGTAATGAAGGAAGGGGATGAGTACTTCTATGAGTCCGATGGTGTAGTTCCTGACAGCCAGAAAATCTATCTAGTACCTGGCTGCTATGATGAGATTATCCATAGCCCTGATGCTAAGTCGCAAGCGGAAGTCTTAGAAGTTGGCTACTACTTTAGCCTAGACATAGAAGAAGCTAAGAAGAAGTTTCCGAAGAAGATAACCGATAAGCTCACTTGGAAGACATCCAAGACCTACGACCGTGAATCTGACGAGACAGACAGAACAGACCTACCCGGTAAATTCATTGATGGGTGGGAAATCTGGTGTAAGGAAAGCGGTAAAGTCTATTGGGTATGCGAGGAGTACAAAGACGATTTCCTTCAGGTTAAAGATGACCCTTACAAACTAAAGGGTTTCTTTCCGTCAGCCCCCTTTATCCTTCAAAACAAGCCGAGTAAGTCTCTTTACCCAACGCCGGCATATGTCCACCTTCGGCCAGTCCTTAAGCAGATTCATAAAAACTACGCGAAAGTTTACGCGCTCTTAGAAGACGCGCTAGATAGAAAGGCTCTTGTTGATAACTCGAATGAGGGTCTTATTGGCCTACTTCAACAGAAGGGCAATAAGTGGATAGCTATCGACAATATGGCATCCATGATTGAAAAGGGGGGCATCGGCAACATGGTGCAATTCCTCCCGGTCCAAGAATTCGTACAAGCTATCTCAGAACTAAACGCAGTACGTGATGTCTTTAAGAATGACTTCTATGAAGCTTTCGGAGTGCCTGACATTCTGCGCGGTGTATCAGACCCACTAAAGGCAGAGGGTACCAACCAGATAGAAGCAGGAGCGGCACACGATAGGTTTATAGACCTGAAGAAGCAGGTCCAAGAGCTAGCACGTAACGCTATGCAAATGATGCTAGACCTAGCCTTCCAGGTCCTAGACGAGCAGAAGCTAGCCAACATTACGGGCTATGCCTACATGGACCCGGCTCATCAACAGAGGTTTACCGAAGCTTTGCAGCTTCTACGAAATGATGAAGCGGCATTAATTAGAATCGATATCGAAACCGATTCAATGTCTAACTTTGACCAGAATCGCAAAGCCGCCAAACGTTCGGCTACCGTTCAAACGTTAATGGGTGGACTTGGTCAAGTCTCTTCTATGCTCTCCGTAGATCCAGGCTTTGCAACTCTAGCAATGCGGGCTCTTCTTCTTACTCTTGACGGCATGGAAGGCGGCAAAGACTTTGAAGATGGCATCAAGCAGATATCAAGTGAGCTAATCGCCAAAGCTCAACAGCCACCACCAGAAGGACCACCGCCTCCTGATTACGAGATGCTAAAGATTCAGCTTCAACAGCAAGAGCTAGCATTTAAGAACCAAGAAGCTATGAGCGATGTCCAGCTAGAGAATGCAAAGCTCCAACTACAAGCCGAGAAGCTTCAAGTCGATATGGCTAGGATTCAAAGCGAAGCACAACGCGACATGATGAAGCAGGATTTAGAGGAACGTATGGCAGCATTTGAGCAATCCATACAAGCAAGACTTGCTGAGCTTGAGCAATATCGAGTTATTCAGTCTGAAGAAGAAAAGAGAGTAGAGGAGGAACGGTTAGCACAAAGAGACTACGAGGAACGTTTAATAGCTCTCTCTAAACCTCCCGAACAAGAAGCGCCACCGATTAACATTAATCTTGGTGCGCTCTAACCGTTGCGCAGTGGGGAACAAGTGCCAGACTAGAGGCGAAGTAATCAAGGGTTAAAATATGCCTATACAAGACAGCGACTTACGCTGGGAAGAAAAAGTCCGATACGCCTACGATGCATCCGGTAACGTCGAGTATGCGGGATATGCAAACAAGGGCGCAGCTACGACCGGTATCTACCGAATCGTAAAGTATATCTATACAAGCGGTAATCTCTCCGAAACCCAAAGCGCACAAGGCACTTGGGACAACCGCGCATCCTTGACCTACACATGAAGCCAATCGTAAACCCGTTTACGGGCACCCTCCAATTAATACCCCATTCAACAGATACAGCCGGCTTTTATGCTCGCAATATCCTAGTGGGTGGTAATCACCCCGTAACTGATAAGACTTGCTACACCTACAAGCATTTCTCTACTGCTGGATATAGGCTCAACGAATATGAAGTGATGGTTCCTTATGCGGCAGGTCGTTATGCCTGCTATGGCTTTAAGGACGGCGGCGGCACGGGTGTGATGGACCTGATGAGGATAAAAGACGGAGTTATTGCCAAATTCCAATCGTACGCACATGGAAATAACATCCGCTCAGGCGCTGGATTTAACGGCACGCTTGATTCAGGAAGCTTTGCCGGCACTACTCTAGGCGGATCCATTACAAGAAGCGCCACGAAAGACGAGTATATTGATTTTAGATTCCTGGTTGGACATTCCCTGTTTTGGCGGGGTCCTTACTTTACTAACGGAGGTTTCGGTCTAGTTTCTATTAACACAAGCTTTACGGCAGCAACTAACCTGCCTGCTGTAGCTTCTACAGACTTCAAAAACATAACCAATGCCGTTAATAACGGTTCTGGCCTAGTCCGCATAACTTCAGCGGCACACGGCTATACAGGCACTACAACACGCATCAACGTTGAAGGCGTTGGCGGTGTTACTGCCGCTAATGGTACCTGGCAGATAACCGTGATTGATGCCAATACGTTTGACCTTGTTGGGTCTACCTTCTCAGGTACCTACACAAGTGGCGGGACGCACGGCTTTTTCTTACAAGCTCATCTTGGCTTTCGGTATATAAATTTCTACGGACAGACGGCTTTAACTGACGAAAGTATTCTACTTGCTGAGGGACTAGCAGACTCAACTCACACAGTACGCTTTACGGTATTAGGTACCAATGTATCAGCCTCTACAGATGCTAGAGTTTATGTATCAGGCGTCGCAGCTGCCTCTATAGGGCAAACTCTACCTTTAACGAGCTTTTCAACAGGTAGCGCCACAGCTGCCGGTAATACCTTAACCGTATCGGATACGACCGGAATCGTACCGGGTGACGTTCTCTTTATCGGCTCAGGGTCGGTAGCAGAAACAAAGACGGTTTCGTCTGTAACTAATGCTACTACCTTGGTGGTGCTAGGTACCTTCGCGAACACCTACTCATCTCAGCCAGTCTTTAAGTATAACAATCACGTTTGTTACCCTCGGTATCTTCATAACTACATGACTGGTACGAGCTGGTCGGCAATTGGTCCAGTTTGGGACTACGCACCTACCGGACAAGCAAATTACCAGTTCATAACCGATGTGCATGGTTTAGAGGTCGGGATTACCAATCAGTTAAGGCAGAACGGAGCGTTGATTGATGATTTCAGGGTTAGTGGTGGTACTCGTATGGCTACGGGTTACTACTCCTCCGGTGGTACAGAGTTAACCCTAGAGCGTAGAAGCGGCGTTTTTCATCCCTCTGCTACCCTCAATACAACTACAAGCGGCACTAACAGTATCGGTCAGCCAGTTATCAACGTGGCAAATGCTACGGGCTTTGCTGTGGGTGATACCATTTTCATTATCAATACAGCCCTAACGACTTTCCAATATGCCGTTATTTCCTCTATCGCTTCTAACGCTATTACCCTTACTACCAACCTTCTCAACTCTCACTCCTCATCTTCTTACGTAGGAAGAACCACAGCAGTGTCAGCAAGCTCCGGGAATACGGCAGGACAAGCAACGCTTACCCTTGTGAGCGCTTCAGGCTTTGCAGCTGGGGAACGGATTGTAGTTGGTTCAGGCGATACTGTTGAGCAGCATGTCATCAGGTCGGTAGCTGCTCCGACACTAACGTTGATGGATAATCTCGCCAATGCACAAAACAGCGTCAGTGTTCGAAAGAGCGTGGGGCATAAGATAATCACCTACACTTTCAACGCTAACCAACCTTGGAGCATGCAAGCCAATTGGCTCATGAATTGGCATAGAAGCGGGATAATCAGGACTGGATACCCGATGATGCTTCCTTTATCTACTGTGAGAATAGCCGGCGGTAGTTATGAGACCAAAGCAGTTGATAGAGTTATTTTGGGTAATGTTACCCTCGCACTTCCTCAGGTTGCCGATGACAATAATTTCTACGGTAACCAGAAAACTGACCTAGTGACCGCCTACTCAACTGCTCACGACACGGTTATTTCTCAATACTGTCCACGCTTAGACGTGACCATGAATAACTGGGCCAACTCCAGCACTAGGCATGTAGCTCTACAGTCAAAAAGCGATGGTGTGGATAAGGTCTACTGGTCCCGCTCGATGGTAAGTACTCCCGAAACGGTCACAGCCGGACATCACCACGAAGGGATGTTTAACATCCGAGTATTTCGCATTAAAGGTGCTGCTACCGCACTGTCTTAAACGTGACCCGTTGCCCAGTCTAAACTTTGCGCGACACTAGGGAAGGGAGGCGGAGAAACTGAAAGCTGTTCATTCAGTTCACTCTTCCATACTTCCAAACCAAGACACCTCCGTCTCTCCCACTATTTTTATGACAAACATCGAAAAACAAGCATACGTTCGCAAAATCATCGAAGCAGACGGTAAGGAACGTTTCGAGCAGGTAAACGTCACCGATATTACCGATACCAAGGTGCTCTCCCTTGCCAGTATCAATGCTGAGATTGATGAACTTACCAACCGTATCGAGACCCTGATATCGGAAAGGGAGAAGATGAAAAATCCCCAAGAAACGATAGATAAACGAAAGGGGAAGGCCAGCAAGTGATAGGCGAAAAGGGTAGATGGAAGTGGGAGAACGGTAAGTTTGTCCCCTATGAGAAAAAGACAGTTGAGACCCATTTTGTAGCTAAAGACGAGATACCAGCGGTAGAAAGCCCCATTACAGGCAAGGTCTACACAAGCCTTTCGAAGCTAGAGCAAGAGTACAAAGAGCACGGCTATCAAATAGCCTCACCTGAGGACAAGCGAAAAGACGCCGTACGAGCAAGGCAGGAATACAAAGCGAATTTTAACCGCGAACGTTTGGAAGACATTCGCAAGGCTATGAACCTCATTAAATACAATGAGGCACCTTTAACGGAAAAAGAGAAAGAGCAATGCAAGAGGGAACAGAGGGAACTGGAAGCGTACAAGAGACGGATGAAAGCGTAGAAACCGAGGTTACGGAAATCCCGGAACAACCAGAACCAAAATCAAAGGATGAGATTGAATACATACCTAATGAATCAGCCAAAGAGACCGCCGAGCGGGTTAGTCGTACCCTCAAGGGTGAAGAAGGTCCGGGGTCTAAAGGTACCGGCAAACAAGAAGGGACCAAAGAACCCAATGGTGAGACTACCCAGGACGCCGATAGGATAAAGAACGAAGACTTTGACCCTGAGCTTTCTCCACCTGAGAGATTAAAGGCTCACGAAAAGCAGATGTTCAACAATCTGCCCAAAGGTCTAAAGCGTGCCTATAACCGCTCTATTAAGGAGCTAGAAGGCTCAACCACCAAAGATAAACAAGAACTGCAACGCTACGCACACGAAGCGCGCTCAGTTGTAGAAGCTGTTACCCCCTTTGCTAGTAAGTGGGGCGAACAAGGCTTTACAGTTCCTCAAGCCATAGCATCACTAGCAGCAGCACATGAAAAGCTAACCGACCCCAATACGGCAGTAGAAACCTACATACGTTTAGGTCGTGATATCGGTATCGACTTTGAAGCACTTCCTCAGATTGTAAGAGGGGAAGTTGCAGCCAAAGGTCCTGACATTGCGCAGCATCCGCAATTCCAAGCGCTAAATAATGAATTGCAACAGTTGCGCAGTGCGATAGAGCCCATATACTCAAATCACACACAGCAGCAAGCCCAACAATTTCAGGGCTTAGTTGCACAGATTACCGGTGAAATATCGGCAGTCAGGGACGAGATAGACCCAGCGACAGGTAACTACAGATACCCAAAGTTACATGACGAGGAATATCTCGCAGAACGTGTTAGACCGCTAGTCTCTGCGCTTGTTAGTAACGCAGCGGGCTCCCTCTCTTACGGCGAAGCTACTAAAAGAGCTTACGCCGCATTGGAAGGAATACCGTACCAGGCCACTACACAAGCTAATCAGATTAGACCTACCGCTACCCAGCACAACAACACACAACAAAGAGCGGCGAGCGCTGCTGTTTCAGTTCGGGGCAAATCGGCACCGAGTGCGGGTACAGGCTTTTCAATGCCTGACAAGATTCCAAATTCTACCCGAGATACAGCACTGCTAGCAGCCGAAATGATTAGGCGGGGCCAGGGGTAATTTAACGCCCCCGGCATAAGCGGTTTAGGGGGATAAAATGCCAGATGTAGGACTAGGACAGTTAGCAACAGTCACAGGAAGATTACGTAGTAAAAA